TATCCAGAGACTCACCGCCCTTGGGACTGCGGTTAATCACGGACGCGAGCATCCCGAGCTCCTCGTAAGCCTGGAGCTGAGCAGGATGCATCCATGCCGTAACCTTCCGTCCCTTACCCATTCCGACGCGATCGCCCACCTTGTTCATCGCAAGACGAGCGTGGGGAAGAGCCAATCCACCGGAAGCGTTGACAGCATTCCCTCGCACCTCAGGAGTCAGAGCACGGTCGAAACCGAGCCAGTTCCCCGTTGATGCGCTGGAGTGATGATACGGGACACCGAGTAGACTGACGGGTGGCGTAGCACTCAGACCGGAAACGACGATCTTGTCACCGGGTGCCAAATTGGCAGTCGTCGCCGTCTTGATCTGCTTGTTCGGTCCATCGTAGAACGTAATCGCTTTTTCGGCGCCAGCAGTGCGATTCGTGGTCAGAGTCGAGTTGTAGTAGTTGATGTTCTGACCATATCGCAGCAGACGCGCACCGAAACCATCGACGTTCAACGTGACCGTGTCGAAGCCACCAGCATTGCTGACTACTCCGACCGTTCCGAGCACACCGTCTCCGCCCTGCATCGACAGGGAATCAACGTTACGACGGAACTCTGCCATCGACGTTGCGAGCAGATGACGCAGGGTATTGACGACAGACTTACGTCGGTCATCCGTCGCCCACTCTGCACGCTTCGTCCATTCCACCGCGTGCTTGAGGTTGACCGTATCGATCACGGCCTTGTCAAACACTGGACCTTCACCGCGTCCGAGGTCGCCGCCGTCAGAATCGAAGTGACCGAACTTTCCGCCCGGTCTGAGTTCGAGCGGGATACGCATCTGTCGCTCGGAAACGACCTGCACAGGCCGCTTCTCGATGAAAGAATAGAACGTATCCTCGCGCTCGAAGAGAGTGGGGATCGCACCACGATCGTCCACCGCTTCGAGTTCTGCGCCGACGACTTGAATGGCTGTCATCGCCATAGTCGCCTCCAGAAACTGCTCATTTCTTTAGATTCGCCCTTCCACTGAGAATGTCCTCGTCCGAAGTTCTGTTCCAATCAATTCGTCGGGGATTGGTCGCCCGAATAGTCCTCGGCTTCGGAGATTGCCCACCAGAGTGCGGTCTTGGAAATGGCTTGTCCTGACGATCTACAGAGCGCCGGTCATCATTCCGAGTGCTCTTTTGATCGTCTTTGATGTTGTTCTCCTCCCTAATCCTACGTGCAAGTTTGGGCAGGATTTGTTTTGCGCGCTCCAGATACGCGTTTGTTATCCTGGATACATGCCCATTTGCGTATGATGACCGTCGAGCGTTGACCCAGAGACGATTCACACGATTCATGTGATTCTGATCTCCGGTGATTTCTTGATCGATGTCCCGAAGAACATCGGCGATGAGTGCATTCTTTGTCTTCTCTTTCAGTGTATCGTTCGGATCGATGGCCATTCCGATTGAATTGGCCAAGGATGAGGTAATTTCACGATTTACTGAAACGCGCGCCTCATCGAACTTCTTGCTGTCGAATTCCTTCACTCGATCCTGGAATTCCTTCTCACGGGGATCGTCTGCTGGAGCCTGTGCCGTCGATGGAATACCATCTTTCCCCAGGAACTTCCAAATATGCAGTGCTGAGTTCTCGAGATTCTTGTTCCCGTCAGATTTCGCTCGCCGATACGCGGCACTCACGAACTGCGTGATGGGAATCTCGGTAACATCCATGTAGAGATCTTTCGACCTCTCCAAAAGGGCAGGCAAGATGTTCTTTGCCATTCGAGCGGCGGCTCTCGAATCAGCCTTGTTCACTTCATCGAACAGGAACCCGAAATCTCCCTCATCTACGACCTTGTCAATCAGCAGATTGAAGTTGTCCTGGGAGTTCGCAGCTTCTCTTGCCTCATCAACGGATGAATAGAGAGACCGGAACTGCTGATGTTCCGCGATTGCCGTTCGGACGTGAGGAAACTTCTTGAAGATGTCAGGATACGCCGTCTTAAGAGCTTTTAATGATGGGACACGCTTCGTATCTTCATCTTCTTTTTCGGGCTTTTCCTTTTCTTCTTTTTCTTCCTTTTCGTCTTCGTCTTTCTCTTCGATGTCGGCTTTCTCTTTTTCGTCTTTGGATTCGGACCTTCCTCGATCGACTCGTTCGTCGTCGTCTTCGAGTTCGTCCTCATCCTCGTCGTCCGACTTCTCATCGCTCTGAGAATCGTCGCCATCATCACCATCGTCGTCATCCCCAGCTAACGCTTCGAGATCATCGCTTGATGGAGATGGAACTTCCGGGAGAGCTTCTACTCCACCGCCGCCACCTTCATCATCGTAGAAGGGCTGGAGGAATTTGAGGAAACCAATGCCAGTGCCAAACATAATAACTCCTTAAGTCTTTCCGCTCTCGACTCCTTGTGGAGCCTCAACGTTCGTATTATTGTCTTGATCGGGCGCCTCTTTACCAGGCGTATTTCCACCGATTCCTTGTTTGATGGCTTGCATCATCTGACCCATTTCGTGCGCTTTGAAATGAGCCAGGCAGTTCTGATAACCCATCGGATTTTCACGCTTCACAAGCTGACCAGTCTCAGAGATGAGGAAAGCCTTGACTGTCTCCATGTGAATCGTATGATCATCCACTTCCATATCCGGCATGATAGTCGGCTGGAACTGGACCTGACCAGTCATCGGGTCAATGCCCATTGGGATGGGCTGAGCCGTCAGGAGGTCAGTAATCTCATTGAGCTGTTTCGAGCGATCATCATCACCCGGAATGTAGTAATCACCGAATCCGAGTAGAGCGGAAACAGCTCCAACGTTCTCAGGATGGAACAGAGCCGCATCGATATTCGGATTCTCCATTTCGAGCATTTTGATCAGCATATCTCTTTTCTGAGCATTGCTGATCGGGAATGACTCGGAGGATTCAGCTACGACCTCTCCGACTTTTCCCGTGATTTCTGACTTACGAATCCAAACATTGATGTATCCGTAAGTTCCATGCTCTTTGACGAAACGTTCATCGTACTTGAGATGATCCAGGTAGTCCTTGACGGACTTTGAAATCATATCAGTCCAGCACTCGTTGACCACTCTCCACGTAATTTGCAGCCTTTGGAGTGCCTGGTTACGCGACATCTCATATTCTTTGGCTGTTCCGCTTCCACTCGATATAGCACCACCATAGATAGATGGAAAAGCCCCGGACGTAAACTGTCCAAACTCCTTAAGCTCACCGGAAAAGTAACGTACTTCATCGGAGAGAGTAGAGGGCTTTGTCTCGTGGATGTAATGACCAATGTCTTGTCCTGCTGGGACTTTGACGGGATAGATCGCACCAGGCGCGACTCGAGAATCCTTGAACTTCTTGAGATTGAGCATATCAGTATCAACGAGAGCCATCGGCGTCCCGTGTTCGATATTGTCAATCGTCATCGTAACGAGTTCGTTCGTTAGTTCTTGAATGGATTTGAGCGACTTTCCAAGTGCCTGCGCGAGTAGATGTGGGGAAGTCGGGGAGATCGAGATTGTCCAGTGGTCATCGAAATTTTCATCCTGCGCGCAGAGGAAGTTATCTCCTGCCTGGACGAAATAGACCCCATTCGGAAACTTCTGCAAGAGTCCGTTCCGAATCTCCTCATCTTCTATTTCTTCAAGCGCCCAATTACGGAGCCATCTCTGTCGGACAGTGACCATATCGGACTCTGCGTATCCAGTCGTGCTAACTAGATTTCGAGCCCATCGGTCATACTTCTCATCATCCTTCGTCGGTGTAACCAAGTCTCGGATGTTGGGGACGTAGTCCTTGTAGACGGAGATGACCATCCCCGGGAACTGCTCCGTGTCGAGAGTGATATAAGGACATTCCTCTTGAGAAGTAGCAGTATGAGGAATACGAAAATGCAGAGGTGAATAAGCTTTGATATCCTCGGTGACTCGAGGTATTTCCTGCTCACCCACTTTTCCAGGGACCATATCCTCGACTGTATCCATCTCGGGCGGACCTTGATATCCGCAGTGCTCGCATTGCTGCGACTGCATATCATTTCCGCATTGTGGACAGTAGGAGACATCAGTCTGCTTAGGAACCAATCCCGTTAATGGTTGGACGACGGTGCCGAGTTTTGGATCAGTGCGCGCGTAGTTGTAAAATGCGACAACTCCTTGATTCCAGAGAATGTAAAGCGCTCTGGTGAGGAGTAATGGAGCCTTATTCCTACGTTGAATTAGCTCAGCCGCTCGGGAGTAGACCTTAGATGTCGAAACGTCCGCTGTGCTGTCCGCGTCATCCGGGAAGAATCGTGTCGATGGAATGCCCGAAGACATTGCAGCAATGACAGACTCGCCGTGCGCCTTGTAAATGTTGACCGTTCGAGGATTGAATCCTTCGAGATCTAGGTCATCTTCCTCACTGAATTGATATGATTCGATCGGTCGCCAATCCTGAGCAACCTCAGACCAAACGTTGTGCTGATTGTCATGCCAGAAATGCTCCATGAGCTTCCACTCACGAAGCATCGGCTTACGAATCTCGTCCTCGTCTCGTTCGTATCTGTCGACAAGAGCCATAAGAGCATCTTGCCATTCTTTCGGGATTTGATTCGGATCAGCATTCTCATCGACGGCACCGCCAGAAGCGACAGCATTCGGCCCAGAGACAAGAGGGTCCACTGCCTCAGGGTTATCCTTAAGGAGAGCGAGCTGCTCTTGCTCAGCTAATGCTTCTGGGTCGCCTTCGAATGGTTGATCTGCCATTATCGTTTCTTTTTCTTTCCTTCGTATGGCAGGTTCACGTCTTTACCCGATGGTTTGAGCGACAATCCCTTAATTGACTGATTGAACTCTTTGTATCGCTTGTTCGCTCGAGATTTCAGCTCCGGATCGTTGTAAGCATCAACCTCATCGGCCAACTGTTTGTGCTTCTCGACGACTTCATCAGTGGACAATGGCTCATCATCACTGAAGATACGGGCACCAGTTGGAGAAGTCTTTGCCTTCAGGTCACGTTTCTTCTGATAAGTCTTATACTCGCTATCATCTCGAATCAAGCGAGATCCTGTCGCCGTTCCTCGGAATTGCTTTTTAGCCATTACCTTCTCCGGCGTTTCTCGCCCTCACGAATCAGCTTCTCTTTGTCTTTCTTGCTGATGTAAGCCGCTGGCGGATCTTTTCGATAATCGCTCACGGGCCTGCGTTCTCGCTTTTCCGATTCAGACTCAAGACTTTCAGGCGCGTACTTGCCGACACGCTCGAAGTGCTCTTTCCAACGAGGATCGTCTGGTTCTCCCCCGAAGATAGGATCTTTTATGATCCCAGGCTTCTTGCCTGTCTTGAATCCTCTCCAGTCACTCCAGCCGACACGCTTACCCTTCTTCTCGTCTGGAAGATTGACATCCTTCGATTTTGCCTTGACTTCCTCATCATCCTGAATCAAACGAGATCCTGTCGCCGTTCCAACGAATTTCTTTTTTGCCATCTTCAGAATCCGTATCCACAGCTGTTACAGACTTGCTCGTTCCAGGCTCTCTTGCAAGTGGGACATTTCTTCGGCTTAATCAGTTTCTCCGGGACAATCTTAACTTCATCAACGGAAGATGCTAAGATTGGCAAATCTCCCCACTGTCGAGCCATTGCATCTGCTATTCCGACATAGGTTCGTGACCTTTTATCGGAGCGACGCTTACCAGGACTTTCTCTATGGACGCGTTCATCTCGACCATGCGAGAAGTCCCTCGTCTCCTTCAGTGGAGGAAGATTCTTAAGCCAGAGACAGGTCGCTTTCTGTTCCCCATCTCCAAACATCCAAGGTTGAATGATCTGATCGGGCTTCCTAATACGGGAAGAAATGACTCCGATCGGATTTTCGATTGCGATTCGCCCAACTTTGGCTCTTAATATCTCTGCTACGAACTTGAGTGCGTCTTCCTGTAGATCCTTCTTGAACTTAAAGTGCTTCGCTCCAGATACACATAAGTGCGTGCAGGGCGGAAACGCAATAAGTAAGTCCCAGTGGTCCTTCAGAGCGATGAGTATATCACCAACGATATGTCTTCCAGGTCTTTCGGACTTTCGGAGGTCACAGGACCAGGCATCGTGTCCCAGCTCAACGAAAGCATCCCTGACTCGACCCGAGAATTCGCAACCGACGAGAACTTTCACTCTTTAACCAGGCGCGAGCCGATGCCGTTCGGTCGAAATCTGGATGGGCGCGCGCCTTTCGGCTTTTTGACACGAAGTCTTGGTTTCGTGGGACGTTTACCTACTCTTACCATGCTAAACTCCAGGACAAGACTTCTGAATGCGAATGCCTGTAGTAACGGTCGGCCTTATCCAACCGCCCTTCTGGACAGTTCCTGCCACGTAAGCAGTGAATGGACCAGCGTAGTTCGGCGAAACCTCAAATGCCGCTCCAACGACAACCTTGACCGGCACGGATGGGAGCGCGTAAACTTCTGCGGCGTTAACCGTAAGATTCACGCCAATCGGGATCTGGTAAATCATGGCTATCTCGAGAACATCGAGCGTTGTTTCTTCGGAGTTTTTTCGACAAATTCGCGCGCAACAGCTTTAGACGGCGAATCCTTGCCTGTCGGACCCACCCCGTGAAGCACGGTCTGCATCAGTCTGTATTGTTTCGCTGATTTCGCCGGCATCTGGTTCGTCCTTTTTAGCTAAGACTTGCTGCTCGAATTCTCTAACTCGTCGAGCGGCTTCACGCATTGACATTCCCGATGGACGGAGCGGTTCAAATGCCTCAGAGCTTTCAGCTTGTCGAACTGACGGCTTGAGAAGTGCAACATCGAGAAGTCTCTTGTTCTCGGCTCGGAGGTCTGCGACTTCACCTTCAAGGTGTCGAATGAAAGCTGTGTAGAGTTCCTTTTCATTATCGACGACGGATTCCTTGATTAAAGCGAGTCTTGTTATAGAGCCTGACCGGGGAGTCCGAGTTGCGATTAGTACTCTCAAACTTCTCCATAGCCCTATAATATTGCGTTTGATCGCCAGTGCGCTCGAGACGATCCACAATTTGACCTTGAGCAACCAATGTCTCCAATTCTGCGTCTGGAAAATCGAGGAGATTATCAACAGCGTTAACTGCGTATCGAGTCTCGTCATACGCGTCATCACCGTCGAATTCTTTTACGTCCTCTGGATTCTTCCCGACCTTGCTTAAATCATTGTAGACGCAAATGGGGAGAACTTTCAGCGTCTCCATGCAGTTGCGAAAAAATAACAATTTAGGCAGATTACCTTCAGGCTTCTCAGCAGCGAACATCTCCATGTATTCACCAAGACCTTTCTTGCCGTGAATTCTGAAGATTCGCTGAGCCAGCTCATTATCGAAGCCTTCGGGCGGCACATATCTGGGCGGGCGTGGTTCCCATCTCAGATATTCATGCAGTAATTGCTTGCCACCAATCCTGTCGTTATGAGCCTTTTCAACAATTCGGAAGTTACTTGCCTTCATGAATTGCTGAGCAATCGTCGCTGGGTCGCCTCGATCTTGCCATGCCGAGGGGTCGAGAACTACTCGTTTAATTGGTTCACCAGAACTTAACCTGGCGACATCAGCTCCCCAGACTGCAATCTTCGCTTTGGTCGCATACTCCCGATACTTGAATACTCGTTGACCAGGAGCAATTGCATACCAACCGACACAAGTCATGGCCTTTCGATCTGGATTGGTGCCGCCCCAATCAACGCTAATTACTCGAGGCCAGTAACTCGGAATCTTAAACGCTTCACAGACATGAAGTGCATGTTGAGGTTCACCAATGATTCGCTCCAGTCGAAGTTCATTGAAAACCTGCCCTGCGAAAACCCACCAATCTCCCTCGACCTTTGCTTTATATTCCGCTGGTGGTAGACGTCGTAAGCGGTTAATATAGTTCGGGTCGTTCTCCATCAAATACGGATTATCCGTCAGCTTCGATCTAACAAAGCAACGGAACGTCTTTGATGCGTCGTCGAAGATTAGTGTATCACCCGTCCCGTCCGGATCTGGTTCGACAAAGAGCTTGCGCACCCAGAGATGTCCGATGTTTCCTGGGTTTGAGGCGCTTCTGACTGTTGCGGGAAGCTCGGGAATCGTCGAACGAACACGCGAGGAGACGATGAATGTGTATTCATCCTCAGCGAAGTGCGTAAGCTCATCGAAAGCGGCGTAGTGAAATTCGGCTGTGTCATGCGACCGGGCATCAGCCATCGTCTCGAGGTAGCTGAATTTGATTGTCGCTCCGCTCTGGAACTTCCAGATGTGATCAGATGCATTGTAGATGCCGCCTTCAGCTTTGTAGATTTCCTCGCTACGAGGGATCAGTGATTCTTTCAACTGAGGCATCGTCCTACGGAAGATAATGCCTCGAAAGTATTTGTTCTTATGCCATCCCATTAAGATGGGGATAAGAACTAGTAGTTCCGATTTTCCTCCGCCGACTGCCCCTCCAAAGAATGCTTCGAAGACTTGATTCGGGAGGCTTAAAAACTTTTCCTGCTTAGGAAATGGTTTCCAAACTCTCCTTACTCCTCCATCGAAGTATTCAATCTGAACTGGCACTGGTCAGCTTGGGTCAATCTCAGATTTCGGGTCGTTGAAAACAACGGCTTTGATTGCCCACATTGCCGTCGTCTCGTTGTTCGTGATGGCAACTGCCCGATGACGTGACTCAGGGCAGATCTCCTTCATCAGACGTTCTCCTTCGCTGAAGTGCGCGCGAAGTTTATTGATCTTTGCCAGTCCGTCTTCAGAAGGCTTGTGATACGCATAAGGCTTATCAATTGGCACTGGATTCTCCTAATCAACTGTATCGATTGCGAATGCCCTGGGTCCATCATCGGTCCGACCAGGTTGAAAGCTAACTCGATCACCAGATTGAAGATTGCGGAAATGCTTCGAGAACTTAGTTAACTCCGACCAATGAAAGAAGTAATCCCGACCGTCCGTCCCCTCGATGAACCCGAATCCTTTATTAAGGCGGACGATCTTTCCATCCATTCGTCTTTCTTCACGGACTTCATTCACTGCTTGATGTGGCATTGGATTCCTCAACATTGGCCTCTGGCAATTGATTGATAACCTTCACCTTGAAATCAGAAACTTCACGACGTTCGGGCGCGTATAGATGCAGATGAGAAGATCTCGAATCATGCAGATGTTCGCCCTTGTTAATCGTTCGATCAATGACTCCTGACAGATGATTTGCCATCTGCGCGGCGACTTTCGCACGTTCCCGATTAGGAATGTTTTCGAGCGCGTCTGCATCAATGATGTCCAGGACTTTCAGGAGTTTCTCACGCGCTTTTTCTCGAATGTTTCCGAGCGCTTCATAGATCCCATCGCGTAGGATCTGATTGCGCTCCTCCCGTTGCTCGGGAGATTTTCCAGAATTGTTGTACTCACCTCGAGCCAGTACTTCAGCGTATCCTACAGATACGTCACCGATCTCTGCGGCTACTTCTGCTCCACTTACGATTGCCGCAGCAGCGACGACGGCTCTCATTTCGGGAGTTAATCTCGTGTTGGATCTTGACGTTCCGTCAAGTTTGAATCGAGAAGGATCAAAGGATGCCGTTTTTCCCACGGCAACGCCGTCATTTTGGGGACGAATACGTTCCACCAGGTTAAACGATTCAGACCTGCGCTGATCCAGTTCTTCTTTGGAGATGAACATGATAGGATTGTGCCTGGCGTTAGGGTAACATATGGAACTGAGAATGTCAAGAGGCACATTCGTTGGGGAAATTGGCTAAAGTTATCTGTTCAATGATTGAACACTTCCTCCTTGGTCATCGTCCAGGAGGTTTCTTTTTATCTGGCGAAGCCGTATCCGAAAAATAGGGGACCCAAGTTTTAAACTTATCTTAATCCGTTGGATGGTGAATGCTCCGCAGGGGGGCGGCGGCATGGGACCCGTCGCAGCGGGTCTATAGAGTCCTCTTATGTCATATGGAGTCCTACAGAGTCATATGGCCGGTGTCGCTCGAGTCCTCTCCTGTCCTTGTCGCTCGAGTCATAAGACATGTATTGATGACCATACAACCTAACATCAAGACGGGCGCTTGTAGTAACAACCATACAAGCCCAGGTGAGATGAAAAAAGCCGGGGCCATCACTGACCCCGGCTGATCTACCGCGCTGCCGTGTTACTCGGCTGCGGTATCGTCGTCTTCACCCAGAACCATGCGCGCCATCTGGACGGCCTGTTCCTGAGTGTACTTGCCCGGCTTCGCCTTCATGATGTTGGCGGCCATCTTTTCGATGGCCTTCTCCGGGCCTTCGGCTGCCGATTTCACGCGCTGCGATGTGCGGCTGCGGGCGTTCAGGTCTGCCCCGTAAAGGCAGAACTTCACCAACGAAGGCTTCCGCCAATCCAGTTCGCCATCTTCGCCGTCTTCCTTGATCGGCGCGTTCAAGTTTCCGCCGGAGATCGCCTGAAGCGCCGCCACGATGGCCTTCGCGCTGGTGGCCTTCTCTCCGATGCTGAAGCGGACGTAATCGCCGATAAACTTTCCGGCTTCCACTTCCACAACATCCAGCTCGGCTTTGATCTGACCGGCTTCGATCAGTTCGTTGATGTTCTGGCCCACGATTCCATCGTTGACCAACTCAGTGATACCGGCTTCCAACGATTCCAGCGTCACTACTTTCGTGCCTTCTACCTTTTTGTCTTTTGCCATCTGGCCCGTCCTATCCGTGGGGTTTGTTTCGCGCCCCAACTCAATAAGGATACGCCCTGCGGCGGTAGAAGTCAAGCGCCCCACGCACCTTTTTTCACGGGGGGCGCGTTTTTCTTTTGGCCCCGTGCCGATCCCGCGTCGTCTCGTGGATGACTCGTGGCGCAATCATCCACGCGCACCAGGTAACATGAGCGCCTGGCACTCACATCCTGCCAGATCATGCTCGGCCTGGTTTCGCTCACTCATGGATGATATCAGTTCCAATCTATAGATAGCTCACATAGATGGGATTTTCTCACTAGATGGATTCCCTGAAACGGGCGTTTTGGGGCGATCGCATACTGCCGTAAACAAGTGTTCATTGGCCCTAGGATGCCCTGTAAACTGTTCAATTGACCGGGGGCAGGGTTCTGATCAAAACCGGCTCGTGGAGCGCAGGGCGAGGAGCGATATAGATTCGGCTTCGCCGATAGGACATCGCCTGGGCCGAGCTGCAATGGATGAATTGTCTCGCTTCAGGCGAGACGGGACTTTATCGCTGATCTTAGTTAGGATGTGCGCGGTCTGGTGCGGGCATTTAGTACGATTCAATTATTAGCTATCGAATGGAATCTGAATAGTTGCTGAATAGCTATCGGTTAGTTTCTCTTTAGTGCCTTTTCTATTAACTGTTCAACCCAGTAAATACGGCCATAAATAAGCGTTCACTAGGGTACGCTGTATAGGAGTGTATTCTCTAGGGTACTTTTGCTCTTTATAGAGTTTCGAGAATCTATAGAGTTTTATGATTTATAGAGTTTTATCTCTTTATATATATATATGATGTGTAAAGAACGGCACTCCCATACACCTACCACGAATGAACACTTATAAATGCCCGTTTTCAGGGGAATGAACACTTAATAGAAGGGCTCCTAATTAACCACTAATCCACACCCATTCAGCATCTATTCAGACTCCATTACAACGCTAATTTCACAACCTTACTATTCGACGCATTGCTTTATTGTTTCATCTTGTGTTAACCTAGTGAAGCGCCATTTCAGCCCTATCTATAAATCAAGAGGCATATCATGGATCAACGACAGAACTCAGCTATCTACATCAATCGCAACCTTCACAATTGGGCAAAAGGATATTGCGAGGAGAATGAGACATCATTCTCGAAGTTTGTTGAGTCTTATCTAATGCAATTGCGAGAAGGACAGATCAAACCCAACTTCAATTTCATCAATGCTGAGTTCAAGATGCAGGGTCCATTCAAACCACATGAAAAGAGGAATGCATCCTTATACATCGATGGGAACCTGGAAGCGTGGTGCCGGAGATATTGTGCTGATCACTTAGTGACATTTGGACAGCTCATCGAGGCATTCCTGATCAACTGGCATTCTGAGCGGAAGGGTTACAATGGGAAACTTTAAGACGGGAAATCAGCGACCAGTCTCGATGTCAATCAATGCACATGTTCTCGATTGGTGCAAGCGTTATGCAAACGAGCGTGGGATGTCATTGTCCCAGGTTGTTGAGCAACAATTGAGAAAGCTCTATGTGGAGAATAACGGCACATTCCTAGCACCTGGCGATCAAACCATACTTGATCCAGAACGCTGAGGATGCATAAAGTTGACATTTTGGCCGGGGCGTGGTAACATGCTATCCGCGAAGCGTTTACGAATAGCCCTAACGGGCCAGATGAATTGGAGACACTGATGTCAGCAATGCACGAGCAGCGACCCGCCAAATGCCCCGATTGTGGGCGACGAAATTCCCAGCCAGTCTACGCAGACCATCCTCTCGATATCTACGGGGAGCGATTCCAGCATTCTCGTCGTGGCAAAGCCTGGCAGATTGCTTGCCCTGATTGCGGATGCTTCATGGTTTGGTCTTTCCCGAACGAATGGAAGCGCACTCACAGACTTCCCGTGATGCGGGACCGAAGTCCAGTGCCGGGCAAGTGGTCCCGATTCATCGTTAACGAATTATCCGCACTGTAACAGGAGACAATGATGTCTGAGAGATTCAACGTACAAGTCCTCACTATCACCGGCCAAGGCACAGTTGATGTGCCTATCCAGCGATTCACCTCAGTCCCAGACGCACTCGATACACTTGGAGAGTTCGAGCTCTTGAAGCTGCTGAACTACGCGCACGAACTGAGACAGCGCAACTTCATCCGGCAAGGTCAGTGTCCTCAGTGCGGGACTCGTACTTGCGGGTTCTTTAATCGTCCCTACTGCTGCGGGAGATGAGCTACGACGAGAGGGCTGCTGTGCAAACAGTGAGCCTTCTCGCGGTAACTCGTTGATGAAGGAGACAATGATGTCAGAGATTAAGAATGAGATTCTTTCGGAAGAGGAGGCATATCGCACCTTATGCCTGTTCAGCGTGGACGAAGGTGCGCGTGATGCTCAGTCAGTTCGTGGATGGCTGAAGTATTCGAGCTATATGCCCAACGAGACGGCCGCGATTGAATTCGATGGCATTCTCGGCTGGATCTATAGGGACAGTCAGTATCGGTTGAACCTGGTAACGTACTAAGAGGAGACAATGATGTCAAAGTTCTCGAGTGAAGATGCCGACGAGATGGCAAGAATGGAGCAATTGGCCGCTCCTAAGCCAATCGACGAAATCAAGGAAGTTCCAGTCGTGCCCCATTTTAACGATATGGGGAAGTCAAGTTTCAACAAGCGCTCAAATCAAAATCAGAAGATGCCAGACTTCAAGACCCGTTTGAACTCCATCAAGGCCGGATTTGGTGCGAAGCCTGTTGCATCCGCAACTACGGTTATCGAACAGAAGCCGGCGCAGGTTGTCAGCCCGATCAATGAGGAACAGGCTGATGGAAGACTCTCACGCTCAGAGATTGTTCCTGGCGACATGGGCAAACCTCAAAACGAGCTTGAAGCTCTAATTGAGGATGATCGTAAGTTCATGCACAAGGTCGCAGACACTCACGTCGAGCAGGAATCTGATAAGGTTCTTCATGCGGAGACCTTATACACAGAGATGCTCGCGGAGAAGTCAATGGACCGGGAACGATTCAAGTCAGTGTTCATCAACACCGTTCAATCTGAATGCGCGGGGTTAACGCTCGACCAGATTGAAGAGAGCATTCGCCGGGATCACGAAGTCCTTTTCGATAAGCGGACTGGCATTCAGGCCAAGCTCGCTTATCGGGCTGAACTCCTGAAGGATGCGACTGCTGAGGAGCGGGCGAAGCGGCTCAAGGATGACTGGCTGTTCCCAAAGAAACAGCTCTCCCAGGCTTCCACGAAGTCAGCATCCTCATCGTCGAAGTCCTCGGGACCGAAGAAGCCAGCATTTGATCCTGCGGCTGCAATCAAGGCGTCACTGAAGGCCAAGGGTCTGAGCGATGAAGCGATTGCACAGCGCATGGCTAAGTTGGGCCTGTAAGCGTTCAATAGTTGAACAATTATGGCAAACCTAGCTCACAAGTGCCCGATCGAAGGTTGCAACAAGGTCATGGAAATCATGACCGAGAAGGTAATCGCCAATCGGAAGTTTCTAAAGCTCAAGTGCGGTCACACGATTACGGTCAAGCGTGACTTCACTCTCAAAGGTCAAGCGGCTGCCGAGAAAGTCGGAACTTACGACTTCAAGTTCGGTGAGCATGATGACCTGACTCTCATGGACTTCCAAAAGGAAGGTGTCCAGTTTCTCGAGCGTGCGAACTTTCGGGGAATCGTCGCTGATGACCCCGGCCTGGGGAAGACGTTTCAGTTCCTCGCACCGCTTCGCATTCATCCTGCACGTTTGCTTCCTTGCCTGATTCTCTGCAAGGCAGGCTTGAGAACGCAGATTGGCAAGGAAGTGTTCCGCATGACGAACATTCCTGCTCAGGTCATGTATGCGTCGTACGAGAAACCCGCGATGTTCAAGAAAGCCATCGTGATTGTTTCGTACGATTCGATCTGGCGGATGAAATGGGATGACAAAATCTTTTCCCAGTTCAAGACGGTCATCCTCGATGAGTGCCAAGCAATCAAGAACAGCTCGAGCAATAGGACTCAGAAGATTAAGGAGCTGATCAAGGAACACTCGTATCCGAACATCATTGGAGCGAGCGCGACGCCGATCAAGAACCGGGGATCTGAATACTTCCAGATTCTCAACATGGTCGCACCTGAGAAGTTCCCAACTGAATCTGGCTTTCAGCTTCGTTGGCTCGAATTCGATGACAAAGGGCGTCCACGAGGCGTCCGGCAAGATCGAATGGAAGCCTGGAAGGAGTTCACGAAGGATATCATCATCCGGCGTAAGAAAGAGGAAGTGCTCAAAGACCTGCCTCCCATCCGTCGCTCGTATCGAAACTGTGACCTGAGCGAGGAAGTGGAAGCTGCTTATCAGGAGCAGTTGGCCGGATTCATGAAAGAATTCGAGAACGGTGGGCCTGGTCAGCACGCGGTCTTCATGAACCTCCTGGCCTACATTGCGCGAATGAGGCATCTGGTCGGCATGAGCAAGATTCCTGACACTGTCGAGGAAGTTGATGAAATCTTGCTCGGTTCTGAGGAGAAAGTCGTTGTCTTTGTTCATCACATCGCAGTCGGACGCGCTCTGATGACAAAGGTGATGGAACGCTGCACTGATGCGGGTTACGCCTGGGAGCCAGTCTGGTTGCAAGGCGGCATGGACAACATCCAGCGAGATGAAACCATCGCAGCATTTGTCGATGGCCCGTCTCGCGTGATGATTGCTTCCCAGCTCGCAAGTGGAGAGGGCGTCGATGGCTTGCAGAAGGTCTGCGGCTACGCAATCATGCACGAGCGTCAGTGGAATCCAGCTAACGAGGAACAGTGCGAAGGACGTTTCTCACGCATTGGATCAACGAAGTCCAGCATCCTCATCAAGTATATGATCGCGGTCAGCACGATCGATGAATGGCTGACCAACCTGATTGATGAGAAGCGAATCGACGTGACTGCAACGCTCGATGGTCGTTACGTAACGCCAGACGAGACTAGCCTAACTCGGGAGATGATGGAGATCATTTACCGTGAAGGTCGGCAAAGGTGGAAGCTTCGCTAGAGTTCGGATGGGGGCGAGGGAGATGTCCAGCCCCAACTTTCAATCAGGAGACAAGATGTCAGAAGATACCATGATCGAAACGATTAATGAACTCGCTATCGAACTGAGGGACATGGCTAAGCGAGTCAGTGCGAGGGATGCAATCTTACTCAGGACTGCGGCAACTGTGCTTCTCACGCAGCGGAAGATCATCACCGACGTTCAGCAGATCCTGGGAGAATAGGATGTGGAACGATCAGTGTGATAAGGACGATGAGGAATGTGGCCGGCACTCAGGCATTCCTCCCTGCTGTCGGAGCTGGTTCATCAACGTCTGGCGCAAGATCATGTTCGACGACATTGAATATGACCTTGAACCAGAGGAGAACTTCTGGATCATCGACTACGTTCGCTGTCCCGGCTGTCGGTCGACTGGTGCATATGTCAAGATTAAAGAGTGTCCCATCAACGAGAGAGTAGGAGGTCAGTGATGACTTTAGAACAGTGGATTACGAAGGTCGAGCAGCTCCGGGAGAAGTATATCAATGGAGAACTCACTCCCGCAGAGTACTTTCACGCAGTCATCTTCTACGGCCAGGGCGTCAGCAATGGTTGATAGCCAGGTTCTACTTGATGCAGCGAAGCAGCTCGAATCGGCGGCCAGGAAGTTGCGCCGTGCTTCTCGATGGAACTCTGTTGACATGGAGAACTTCAACGATCTTCGTGACAGCGTCAGAAAGAAGTACATAGATGAGGCTCGTGCGCTTCTGCACGCTGCGGAGGCAAGAATCGCATGATGCCGACCTGTTACTTCCACAAGGAGACGCGCTCAATAGCCGACCTGGTCTCCACTGATGATGGACGTTATCTAATCACGCGGATTAACGTTCCAGTCCGTTCCCGCAATGTGGGGATGGGCAGTCGCATTCTCGACGAAGTTTGCAAGGACGCAGATGCGAATGACATTACGTTAGTTCTTGAGGTCATTCCATCTGGAGGATTAACGTTCCACGATCTGGCTCGATGGTACGAGAGACGAGGATTTAAGTCAGACGAACGAAAGTTCGGTATGCTCATGACGAGGTTGCCACATGCATCATCCAGCACGGAACAGGACAGCGGAATCGAGAGATCAGGATTTGCAAATCACATTCGAGGCTTATCGACGGCTTGCATTGAAAGAGTTATGCAAGGTCGAGATCTATAAGAACTTCCACGTTGCAGTGCGGGCGTTCAATGATTTGGATGCTCTGAACTACTTTGCAACGGACGTTCTTCCGATCTTAAAGTCCTGTTACGACCTGGGCAAGTCCATTCCATTTGCCGCCAAGCGACTGGACTTGCTGACGGAGATGCAGAGAATGACGGCAATGCTTCACATCGCAGAAGATGCGCTTGATAGAAGGGATCGGTGATGTCAAAAGACTACCTGATCGATAACCTTCGTGGGATGTGTAGGTATGGATGTCGATCAAAGAATCGGGCCGACTACTGCACTGTCTGTGAAGCGGCAGAACGGTTAGAGGAACGACCCGTTGACGACACTCCGGACACGGACATGCGAGAGGTTCGTGGTTCCCGGTCGTTTCGAGAGAATCTCGCAAGAGAAAAAGGATATGACGAATAACTATCGTGGAGGAGGCAAGCTCGTTACTCGTCTTCTGGGTAGGCTCATTGTCTATCACGGAGACGGGATCGTCGAGTTCGAGATCCGAAACGAATCTGAGATCGAGAAGCGGGGGATGAATATTGTCCTCCGCATCGATGGTCTGAATGACATTCCCCGTTTGTTCGATGGAAATGTCATCCAAATCGATTTGAGAAAGGACACTGATGAAAGCGATCCTCCTCGACAAGCTCACAGCAAAGGAGCTGCTTGAAGCATTCGGAAAGGAATGGATCGTCAGACATGAAAGAGTTGAGAGACTACTCGATCTATCTCGAGATCTTGTTGACGATAGTGATGGGATCAGCAATGATTGTTTCGGTCGTTCTTTTCGCCGAGACTCAAGACCTGACCTATCTTGTTCTGTCCGTATTGTTCATGTTCCTGACGATATGGATGAGCTGAAAGGCATAGCCAATGCAGAGACTACCCAGCCAGTTCGGGATTCGTCGGATTCGGAAGGGGAGCGCACTCCACAAGATGGTGGTGAAAACTCTCCAGGAGATCGCAACTGAGGAGGACAAGTCATTCTCCTACGTCGTGGCAGAGATCGTTTACGCATTCTTCGGACTGAAGATTGGAAGCAATGATGTTATTAAGATATCTTGGGCAGGCAGGGAGAAGAAGGCTCGCAAGAGAAATCGAGTTACCCGTCGAAGAAATGTCGGACGAGTGGCTGCTGCGGATGTTCTTCCTTTTAAAAAGAGAAGGAATGCGAAGAAAGTTGCTTAGTCGATACGGTTATAGACGGAAAGTTGACAAAGGAGCCAATGATGGCAGATCCTGATATCTTCGTATTCGACTCAACGGTGCTCAACGACCTCCAGGCATGTGCGCGTAAGTTGGAGTTCGGGCATGTCAAGAACTGGCGCCCGTTGAGTGGTAAAGCCACACCTCTGGATAGGGGTTCAATGCTCCACGATATGCTCGCACTCTATCGGACGTTGCTGAAGCTTTCGTGGAGAGAGGGTAATCCAGAGTGCCTCACTAAGTCTGAGGCTGCATTCCTCGCCGAGCAGGAGATCGCAGCCAAGACTTACAACTGGAATGAGATTGTCGAACTGAGCATCATGCTCGGTCGGCTCTACATGGCAACGCAGTCTGAGAACCTGACGATGGAGGAAGGCGAAGAAATCATTCGAAATTTTGCCGAATACGTCGACTTCTATCAGAATGATGGATGGCAACCCATTGAAGTGGAAGCAGCTTTCTCACGAATCCTATACGAGTCTCCTGAACTTATCCTCGTCGTTGAGGGAAGGATCGATCTTATCACCGACTCTCGTTCCGGGAGGACCGTGGTTGATTCGAAGACTGCAAGTCGACGTCAGGAACCCGTCCTACTCTCAAATCAGTTTATTTGTTATGCGTGGGCGACAGATGTCCCCTCGGTCACTGTGGATAAGATTGGTTTTCAAAAGACCCTCAAAGCCAAAGACCGATTCCAACGCCATATCCTCTCCTATCCGAAGGAATTAAAGGAAGAATGGAGAGAGTGGGCTATCTATTGGGGTAAGATGGCTGCGTTCTACGTTCGGGAAGGTATCTTTCCGCCCAACTTCACATCGTGTGATAAGTATGGTGGCTGCATCTATCTCCCCATTTGCAGCACGACACCGAAGGCACGTGAGTGGAAGGCATCAACGCTCTTCCGCGTAGGCGAGCAGTGGTCACCTCAGAACAAGGAGCTGAAGACATCAACGGCATCAGTGACAGGGAAGGAAGCTGAGTAATGGCAAAGGCATCTCATCGAGGGTCGCATAAGTATTTGCGACTAAACGTCCGTGGTAGGCATTCAGTCAACAAGCACATCTTTCGGTGCGCGAAGCCTGGGTGCAGTCATTATCTGACCGAGCAGTTCATTGTCGGTGCGGTTGCCGAGTGCTGGCGTTGCGAACGGGATTTCGTTATCGATCGCAAGACGGCACTGAAGAAACCTCACTGTCGGGAATGCACTCGAGGCACAAGGGAAGTAGTTCCAGGCACGAACATCGAAATTCCGGAGTCACCGATCTAATGGAATACGAGCACGAGGAATTCATGCTCGGACTGAAGGAAGCTATCGAGAAGCTTATCGGTCCTAATGGCGGCGGAGTGGCAGTAGCTAACGATCCGACGAATCAGATCTATGCTATCGTCTTCTCCGTCGAACGACTGCCCGATCTGTTCGTTCTCGCGTCATCGCTCAGTATGCTTTCGGAAATGCTCTGTCGTACGTTAGCTGAGGCGAGCATCCGAAATATGCCAACTCCAACTCAGAAAATGTAGGTGAATGTGGCTGAAGACATCGACGAGTATAAACCAGAAGGACAGTCCTTGATATGTTTGTTCAAGGGAGACCCAGGCACGGCCAAATCTCCAGCCGCTGCATCGTTCCCTGAACCATACATACTGGACTTAGATGGGCGTATCGCATCTGTCGCGTCTTACTGGAGAGGTAAGGACCGCAAGATCAAATACGATACACTCATCAACGATTACCCGAAACTGTGCGACAAACTGGATGCACTGATTCGATACAATCCGTATCCGACAGTCGTTCTTGACTCCATCACTACGCTTGCAAGGTCATTGCACACACTGATCTTTCAGGCTCGTGGAGCAGGTTCGCAGGCTCGTGAGAAGGATGAGGACGGCAAGAAGCGGATCTATCTCAACGCTGCGAAGATCCCAAACAAGTTCGACGGCATTCCGGTCTTGGAGATTGACGACTACAAGACAGAGAGCACTGGGATCATTCAAATCCTGGATGCGTGTCGAGTCCTCTGGAACGGCGGCAAGGGATGTAACGTCATCGTCATTGCCCACGTCATTGAGGTAGAGACGAAAGACCTGAAGAATCGGGTCACCAGGACGCGCGCTATCATGACGGGCGGGCGAAAGATTGCCGCAGAGATTCCCGTCTACTTCAATGAGGCATATCACTTCTACAACACGCCGTCAGGTGGTTACGAAATCATCACGAAGGCTGACGGGGAGGATTGGGCAAAGACCTCACTTTCCCTTCCCGAACGACTCGACTTTACCCACAAGAATCTCTACGATGAGATTAACTCCTATCGAACGAAGGAGCTTGTATGATGCAACTTGAGAAATTCGAGAACACCGATGAGGTCAAGCTCTCGAATGGCGCAACACTGACAAACGTTGTCTACGCTTGTGAGGTTTGCACCGAACGTGGGGAAACTCCAGAGCCAGCGCATTTCACACTCGAATTTGAGGGTCAGCAAATCGAGCTTTGCGATGCTCACGCTGTGGAGGTTCTTAACTTAGATGAGGATAAGAAGGAGGATGAGTTCAGGGCATTCGTGACAATCACTGATCCAAAGGTTTAGTCAACTCAAAGTGCAGGAGAAAACTGAATGAAGTTCAAAGCTACAGCAGAGGATCTCGCCAAGGGTCAGGTAGTGACTCCCGGATGGCAGGTGGTCGAGATGTACAAGCTCGAAGAGGCCACCGACGGGGATGGTGCGGGACTCCTCAAGGTCTTCGCGAAGGTCATCGGGGGCAAGGACGAGGACAAGGGTGCGGTTCTCCGTGCTCAGTTCTCGGAGAAGGCTCAGGGGATGATCAAGAACTTCTACGAGGCTCTGACCCAGCTGAAGTTCGAGGCCGACAAGGAAGTGGACATCCGCGAGAATCACGTTCGTGGGAAGAAGATGGAGTGGTACGTCGAGAGGGGCAAGTATCGTGGTCGGGACACGAACGAGGTCGTCGACTACCGCCCCATCCAGGCGTAGTGGGACTTTGCTGACTTAGTAGGTACGCTTTGGCCCGTCCACCGAAAGGTTAGCAAATGGGGTTTTCCGGCTTTTACCTATTTTATCAAAAGCCGGGCTTATCCATAAGGAGAGTAAGATGGTGCATGACCCAGTCGACAAGCTCCGGAAGAGGATGACCGATGCGGTCACAGGTGATTCAGATGCAGAGCTATCGCCAGATCCAGAGGACACCGGAGGCTACGACCGGGATCGCAACGTTGCTGCGGGACCGAAGTCGCTTCAGGAGAAGCAGATGGTTGCGGAGCGGCGCATCATCGAAGCGAAGGTCAATGACGTCGAGGACACTCGTGAGGAAACGAGCGGTGCGGAACGTCACGACCTCATGGCAGGGAAGGAGACGAACATCCCTCCCTCCGTCGTGCAGGAACGGCTCAAGTGCGGGAAGAATCCCGAAACGAACATGCCGTGGACCCAGGAGGACAGAAAACGCTACGACGAGATGAACGAGCGAGCAGTTGAGGAACACGCTCGTGCGGTGAAGGAGTCGGAAGACAGGATGAGGAAGGATCAGGCTGAGAAACCGATTCAGCCGGTCACTCACGTCCCCACGTCTTTCCTCACCGAGAGACAGAAGAAGGCAATGCAAGAGGCGCAGGACAGGGGAGAGTCCCCCGTCGTGCAGGCAAGGGAACGCGACCTGAATTCTCCTGAGGAGATCGGTCGCCGAAAGGCAGAGGCAAATCGAATGAACGATCAGCAGCGACGTGACAGTGGAGTGGACGAGGACATCGAGAAGGCGGAACTCGACCGCTCCGACGACAACGGCAACGACACGGAGAAGGACGCCGACGAGATCCAGGCGGAACTGGACGAGAAGCGTCGTCCCCATCCGGACAACGAACTGCCGAAGCCTGGTGCTCCGGTGCGTCCGGATCAGGGGTTGCCGTCGACTCCGAAGCCGACTCCAAAGCCAACTCCAAAGCGGTAGACGTTAGATAGATTACTGGCCTGACAATCCATCGTTGGGCCAGTAATTTTTCAGTTCGGAGGCATCTGTGCAGGAAGTCCTAATCAGTGACATTGTTTGCGATCTACAGCCAACTCCAGAAGTCCAGTCCAAGATCGAAGAACTCCTCGAATCGATTAAAGAACAAGGACTGTTCCACCCCATAACTGTTCATGAATTGAACACTTCCCCTATCACCTTTGAGGTCATTGCAGGGAAGAAAAGATTTCTCGCAATCCAAAAGCTCGGCGTCGTCATCATCCCTTGTGAGGTTAAGAAGGGTTTAGATGGCTATCAGAAAGAGGAGATCTCACTTCACGAGAACCTCAAGCGTGGTCAATTGCCGTGGCATGAGGAAGTCGAGCTTGTTCAGAAGTTGCATGACTTACGTCAGCGCCAGCATGGAGTTGGAATAGCCAGTCGTCCAGCCGAAGGTGAGAAGAAAGGCTGGGGGATGAGAGACACGGCTAATGAGCTGGGTAAAGCTCTCGGCTCCGTGTCAATGGACATGCAGCTTGCCAAGATGGTTCGTCAAAATCCCGCACTGAAGAACATCAGGGATAAAGCGACGGCCATGAAAGTTATCAAGCAGACCACCAAACGCCTCTTTGCAGAGGAAGAAGCAACCGTCTCAGGAATGCAGGATTGTGCGGACGAAGTTTTCTTCGGTGAAGCTGCCAGTATCCTGAATCAACTGCCGGAAACCATCTTCGACTTCTGCATTACCGATCCTCCCTGGTTGAAATTCGCAAAAGCTGACGACCCGACACTTACTCGCGATGCGTTTACATTGCCGGTATTCAAGGCTCTTTACCGGACAATGAAGTACGAATCGATGATGTATATCTTCGTCGGACACGAGGATTTCGAGTTCTATAAACATGAACTTCCCAAGATTGGATGGAAGGTTCAGGGTCATCCGTGCGTCTGGGCGAAGGAAGGTTCACTATCAAGGACCGGAGTTAGATCATGGGAGCACGGAAGGGATTTGGAACTAATCCTGGTGGCCGCCAAAGGTTCACCGGTAATCGCGTCGAGCACTCAGGTCTCGTCATTGTTCAGCCATGCGGTTGTGCCATCGAAGTCTCTGATTCACCCGAACGAAAAGCCTACGGGATTGATAGAGTCAATGCTGAGGCTTTGCTCATACGCAGGTTCGCTGGGAGTAGATCCTTTCGCTGGTTCAGGAGTACTAGCAACCGCGTGTAAGAAGCTGAAACGTCATTACGTTCTTATCGAGAGGGAGAACGACAGATACAAGAAGATTCTTGATCGGCTTGGGAAGAAGGAAAAGAAGGAGAAGGCATGAAGTCTGCAATCATCTGGCAAGAGACGCAAGACTGGTGCCGCAAAAACCCAGGCAAGAAAGCTCTCATTCTATCTGATGAGGGCGGGTTCGAGTTAATCTTCCATCCACGGAGGGAGCTTCCGGGGTCAGAGCATTTCGACATGCAACGAGTTGAATTGGGTTCAGAGAATGTTCCTGAAGAAGACTTAGGTGGAATGATCGAAGAAATCATGGCCTCTGATATAAAGCTTCAGGACTACGAGAGTAAGTTCGTCGCTGAAACGTTTGAGCGATTCACAAAATACGGAGGCAATACCCGTATGAGTGAAAAGCAAATGAACTGGCTCAAGTCAATCCATAAAAAATCACAATGATTGAACGTCGATACGTTCGAGGAGAGGGACCTCTCAGCGCCAAGCTGATGATCATTGGCGAAGCTCCAGGCTATGATGAGGATAAAGAGGGGCGGCCGTTCGTTGGGCCATCTGGTCGACTGCTCAACAAGTTCCTCGCCGAAGCTGGAGTCAATCGTAGTCAGTGCTACGTCACGAACGTAGTCAAGGTTCGTCCGCCTGATAATAAGTTCGACAGACTTAGAGAGTATGGCCTCAGCCCAGTTGATTATCTCCCAGAGCTGTGGCAGGAGATTCAAGCTGTTGCTCCCAATTGCATCCTGGCATTAGGAGCCATACCCCTCAAGTTCTTAACCGGACGGTCAGGTAAAGGAAACTCAATCACGGAGAATCGTGGCTCCATTCTCCAGCTCACTGGTCAGGCCAGACATAACTGCAAAGTCGTAGCGACCTATCATCCTGCTTCATTGTTACACTTAAGAGGATCAGAAGTCGCTGACCCGCTCCAACGTCTGTTCATGCAGGCAGATTTCAAGCGAGCGGTTGAAGAGTCGGCAAGTCCCGACTTCAACTACCTTGCTCGATCGCTCATTGTAGCTCGGAACTCTCACGACACCTGGCGATTTCTCGAGCGGAATCGTAACCGTAAGATGATGGCACTGGACTTAGAGGTTCAGTACTCCATTCCAACCGTACTCGGAATTGCATTCTCTAAAGAAGAAGCACTAGCAGTTCCTCTCCTGGATTTTCCTTCTCAGTTTAATGATGGCGAATGTCTTTGCTCATCTCCGAGAGATGTAGCTCAGTCAGTCCATGCCATCTATTCCCACGTAGAGAAGTCAGGAGTTGACATCATAGGACAGAACTTCAAGTTCGACCATGACAAGGCTGAGCCTAGAGGACTGCGCGTCAAGGGCCGCATAATCGACATCATGTTGATTCATGCAACGCTCTATCCAGAGTTCCCGAAGTCAATGGAGTTCATGGCTTCAATCCATACAAGGGAACCGTTCTGGAAGAACAATGACATGTATCATTCATCTCTCACCAATCTCTGCAAAGGGTGCGGGCGAGATGCGGCAGTGTCATTCGAGCTAGCTGAGATTCTCCTACCACAGCTACAGGAGTTCGGACTTCACGACTTCTACTTCGGCTTTCAGAAAGGCAATTGGAGGTATCCATTCGGGGTTGAGAAGCTGCATGACCTCTATCGAAGGATGGACCATGTAGGGTTCAAGTTCAGTAAAGAAAAGAACAAGGAGCTGAAACATAAATATAGTTCACTGACGGCACAGAGTCAGCTCGAACTGAACATGCTCATCGGAGCATCGGTTGACCCTATTGACATCAAGCCTCTAGCTGTGAATGTGAACTCCAACCCACAGATTGCACGGCTGTTATATGACCACCTGAAACTGCCATCCAGAGGTAAGGACGGAAAGGGCACAGGAGAAGACGTTCTCGTTGCGTTAATGAATAGTCCTACTGTCAAGAATGAAGAACATAAACGAATCATGTCCCTCATTCTTGAAATCAGACGTCTACGTAGGGTAACATCAGGTTATCTCAACGCAGCTACTGACTTCGACGGTAGGATGCGGACGAACTACAAGATCGTCGGCACTGAAACTGGACGCACGTCAACCTCAACTCAGAAGCCTCCCGTCCGTCCATACGACATCGGTTTAGCCTATCAAACTCTCACCAAGCATGGAGAGATTGGACCGGACATTCGAAAACAGTTTGTAGTTGACGATGGATACGTCTTTCTTCAAGCTGATGCAAGGCAGGCGGAAGCTCGAGTAGTGTTCCTCCTCGCAAGGAACATAGAGGGTCTCAAACGCATGGATGACCCGGACTATGATGTCCATGCTGAGACTGCTTCCTGGTTCAATCCTGAATATACGATCGCACAGTTGAAGAAGGATAAGTTAAGGAGATTCACAGGTAAGAAGATTCGACACGCTGGACATTACGACATGCAGAAACGTCGATGCATGTTGGAGTTTAACAACGATGCCAAGAAGTTCGGGTTAGATGTCCAGATTACCGAATGGAAAGCAGACCAGCTTATCACTCTGTTCCATGCGAATGATCCATCGATCAAGCAAGTCTTTCACCAAGAGGTGAGGGATTATGTAGATGAGTTCAAGGTTCTCGTTTCTCCATTTGGTCGGAGAAGGGAATTCTTTGGAAGTCCAGATGAGCATGGGTTCTATAAAGAATGCTATTCTCAGCTTCCGCAGGCGACTGTTGCTGACAATACGAAGAGGGCTATGCTCGGGATACAGGAAGAAGTACAAGACATTCGTTACGTCTTAGAATGGCATGACGGATTTCTTGCACTTGTCCCAGTCAACGAAGTTGACATCTATGGGCATCTGTTCACTGAATGGATGGAAAAAGCAATCGACTTTAGTGAATGCAGTCTTCCAAGAGGAGAGCTGGTTATTCCTTGTGAACTGGAACTCTCTGAGACAACCTTTTACGATTTGAAGACGTATGAATTGGATCGACACAATTCTACATCAGACAGATCATGTGGAGACTCCAAAGTCCTTCGTTAAGTGGTCGCTTTACACAGCTATAGCGGCAGTGACATCTCCAAATGTATCGCTAAATAAACAAGGAGCCTACGACCTATATCCCAACATATACACTATGTTGCTGGGAGAGTCCGGCGTTGGCAAAGGATTTGGCGTATGGTTAGCGAAGTCACTCGTCAATACAGTTGATAGCACCAGGGTCTTTGCGGGACGAAACTCGATTCAAAAGATCGTTAGTGATCTGTCTATGGCAATAACAAAAGGCAAGGGAAAGGAGATGATCAAAGATGCAAGAGCCTACCTTAGCTCAGGAGAGTTTGTTAATTTCCTTCTCAAGGATGAGCAGGCTATTTCCATACTTACTGAGTGGTACGACACTCATTATGTCAAAGAATGGGCAAATAGTCTTAAGAGTAGTGGAACAGAGACACTCAAAGACGTCAATATCACGATGTTGGGAGCTTCCACTGCCGACTACCTCAGAGAATCTGTCCCAGTGGCAGCAATCCGTGGCGGCTTTTTTGGACGACTTATGCTCATATACTCGGCCGAAAAGGGAAAGATTAACGCCCTTATCGACGAGGCGAAAGAAGAAGAGCAGGTTGCTCCTCGAATCAAAGAGTGGGCTGGCTATCTCATCGAGCTATCTAAAATTGCTCCCGGCTCCAAATTCAAAATAACGGAAGGAGCGCGCGAGTTCTATCGTCCGTGGTACTATGATCTTCAGGAAAGGATTAAGACCAGGCAACTCACGGACAAGACAGGATACATTCATCGACTCCACGATCACGCGCTCAAGATTGCAATGATTGTATCTCTCAGTGAAAGTGATGAACTCATCCTTCATAAGAGACACGTTGACGAGGGCATCAACATGGCCCAGGAGCTTATCAGCACAATCAAGAAAACGATTATCGGGATCGGGTTGAGTCAGTCTGCACCAAAGAACGAGGTCTTCCTCCGCTCACTCTTCAAAGCGGCTGAGAATAGGATGACTCGTAAGAAGATGATGCAGGACAACCACAATGAATTCGATTCCCTAGAGATGGACAGAATTGCCCTTACTCTAGAGGATGCCGGACTCATCAAGGTCAACGGGACAGTGGGACAACAGGAGTTCATGCTGACCATGCTCGGCAAGCGTCAGTTCATGGACATTCAATCAGAGTTGAAGAAAAAGAGGATGCATTGAAATTGAAGTCAACTCAAATCTTTCCGACGATTCTGATTCTTCTCGACATAGCAGCAGCAATCGTATGGTTCTACAACGGTGATGTTCGTCGTGGAATCTATTGGATTGCCGCTGCTGTGCTGACTTCGACTGTGACGTATTAGTATCGACGCTTCTTCACGTTCCGTTTACCAAACATCCCAGGTGCGTATTCCTCAAGAGCTGGGACATCGGGTGGTTCCCACAGAGGTGTTTCAACGTCTGTGTAAGCCTTCACGAATCCTGGCTCTTGAAACGTCTTCATTGGGTTGAGCATTGACCCGGAGATACCCCACTCAGGTAGAGGAGATACACCCTGTAGAGCTTTGGGTCCAATCTTCAAAGCCGCTCCAAAGAGGAAAGGCAATTGGTATGGACCCATTACAGCAGATGCGAGTCCCAACTTCTTGATATCGTCCGTTTCAGAACCTGCCGCATATCCAGCACCTACAGCAGATCCCCAGACCGCAGGATGTTTAGCTGCGCGCGTGACTCCTTGCTTGAATGCGTTAGCTGATGTCTTGGTGAATGGAACGATAAACTTACCTTTCCTCGTATTCAGTCCAAGTGATTCAGCAAAGGCATTCGGAGAAGTCAGCAAGAGTTCTTTCGCTTCTTTCTCACTGAGTCCCGCACGCATGAGTGATTCCTGAGCAGCACTATCGAATGCTCCCATGACCCGCGCAGGAAGGTTCATCTTCTCGAAACCTTCTAACACCTGATTGTTCGACGTTCCTCCTGCAAGATTTTGAGGATTGGCATTCATCTTCCATCCTCGAACGATGGCATCAGCATGTTCCTTGACGTTCGCCAATTCCTTGAGAGGCTTCATGCTTCGCTTTTCGAGTGCTGCGATGCCATGTGCTCCGATATTGCCTGCGACAGATTTGAATGGAGCAAGACCAGAAAGCATCGATGTCGTCCGAAGCGTCTGAAACACATCGAATGCATCCGAGCCGAGCTTCTTGAGATCCTCTTTCGTCTTTGCTTTACCTGTAGCTTTGGAAGGAGGCAGACCACCAGGTGCTACTGCTCCAGTTTCATCAGTCCAGATGTTTCTTCTGGGCGGAGGAACGTTTCCCAGTGCAGCTTGCTCCGCTTCCAATCGACGACGAGCATCCATCAGAGATTCGCCTGGTTTAGGCTTGGTTGTTGGCAAACCCTCATTTATCTGTGTTCTCTTAGGAATGCCCTTCTTCCCTGTGAAATCTACCGATCCTTGCTGACCTTTACGCTCGTTCCAGAGACGTAGTCTTTCAAAAATCGACACAGGCTTTGCAGGTTGTGCTCCGGATACGCTCGCAGCCGCTGTGGAGCCGCTGCCGACAGTCTTCGCTGCTTCCGCTTTAGCCGCGGCATTCTCGCTTGCAACTCTAGCTCTAAACTGAGCGCGAGTCTCACCGATTCTCCGAGCTTGAGGACTTCCTGCATATTCGGCAGTAGTAGGACCACCTCTAACTGACTTGTCGACTGGAGCGTTGACGGGTGCGTTACGATCCCACCAACCGACTTCATCTGCCGCTCCTTGACGCGCTCCTGTATAACCTGGTCCAAGTCCTGGAGCTTCAACATCAGGGATGACAGTGCGCGGCTCACGAACTCCCACCTTGTACGCCGCTTGGACCTCCGCTGGAATGTTAATGATTGGAAGTTCTGACGTCTTGACAGAAGGAGGAGGAAGTTTCTCCCTGGGAATGAACTGGCCACCCGGTCCTCTCTGCATCTTGACCAGTCCGCTAACCGGATCGACAGTACCTGATGGTCCCTGCACAGCTCTGGGATTGAATGGTCGACCCGCAACGTTCGAATACGGCCTCGTAAGATCAGAAGCAACTCCCGACTCATCCACGACATATCGTGCAGCAGTGGAGGTTCTCTCGGGGAGAAGTTTTTGGGGAGGTTTTTTCGGCCAAGTTGGGAGTTGACTAGATCCTCCCCACTTTGGTAACATTCCGTGTCCTCCGGAAGCAAGTTCGAGCGCGCCGCGAGCATAGTTTCCTTCCTGGATATTTCCGATTCCACGAAGACCAAGGATACCTGATATCACCTTGGATTCAGGAAATGCCGCCGATCCAAGATCGACAAGATTCATCAAACTAGCAGCGCCCTCCTGACTGCCAGCCATGAAACCTTTTCCCAATGTCTTCCAGCGAGGCTCCTCTAAGCGAGGAGTTGTGATCTTGTCACCCTCTCTCTTAGCGGCATCAGTGATGAATTTCGGAGCCTCAGTGATTCCGGGGATGTGACCAAGCCATCCGAGAAACGAGTCAGATTTCTCAGGTTCATCCCCGAACTGAGGTCTGGATGCGAGCGGAGAAGGAGCTGGAGGCGCCACTTCCTCATTAACAAGACTGATGATTTCCTCTCTTGTGGGAGGACGTGGCTTGTTCCAGTTGATCGTGTTGACCTTTCCAGTCTTTTTATTTCTTACCTGAATTGGAGGCATCGTTATCTCTCCGGATCATAATCAATGATGGGAGCTGATCCTGGAATACGTCGAGTGAGAATCCCCTGCTCAAGTTCATCAACACGAGCTAGCCACTTCTTGTACTCTACTGGATTCTTCTTG